TAATACTATTGCCTTGTGAGGGCGAAATCAAGCTCCTTCCGAAGCCGATTGTAGGATCAGCCGGTACAGTTACAACCGATAATTCGTGTACTGACCATGATCTCGCAAGCATACCATCTTCTGTCTCATCAATATCATTGATGCTATATCCAAAACTTATACCCCTGAGTATTCCGTCAGACACATCTTGTAAAACTTCAGATGCAAACTTATTTCTTGAAAAACGAATCTTGGCATAACCTCGTTTGGTTTCTGAGTCGATTCTGGCTGACTCCACTACCCCAATAGGTTTATCCATATTGTGATTAAAGAGAACTGCACCGCCATCGTTCAATCGACTAAGATCAGCAGCACCATCTTCATGGCTTAACACTTCGTTACCAAAATATCGTTTTACAGGATATTCAGAACTAAATGGAAACTCAAATGTGCGTGATTTCACATTTTTGAAGTCAGTAACCTCTTTACGTTCAAATTTATCTCCAACCTCAATCGATCTAATGTCGGCAATTTTTGTAAGTGTCGAAAATTTGTGACCTACCTTTCTATCGGTAGCCTCCCCATTTCGATACAAAGTAATAAGTGCAGCAGGGTCTTCTGCTGTTCCAGTGATAGTAAAGGAACTATCAGGTACATCTATTGATCCATCTCTTACGACACGATCAATCTTTCCTCTAGCTGTACCACCGCTAGAAGACCAACGAACAAAATCCCCGACCTTCAAACCATCAGGTTCGGCTCTTTGTTCTGTTTTTGTTTCTTCAGTCATAGTGCGTTCTCTTGCTTTTTTGATTGAATTAGACTTTGACCTAGACCAAGTTTGTCCAGCATCACCGCCCCAAGCAGCCCAAGCTACTCTACCATTACTAGGATAGCCATCTTCCCCCTGACGGAAGCCTTTCCCTGATTTATCTGATTCGTGTCGGGCGAACCATGCGTTCATTGTAATAACTGTATCTGCTGATAGCTCGTCTCCGCTTAATATTTGTGTTGCTCTTGTTCTAGCAACATCTGTACCACCACCTTCTCCTTCTTTTTTCCATGCTCTATATCTCTTTGCTTCTGTCCTCATACCATCTGTAGGCATAAGGTTTATATCAGTTCCGTTTACATTTGCCATAACTAATCAATTTTCTTTTTGCGTGTTTTTTTAGCTCTAGTAGGTGGTGGAGTCGGAGGTGCTTCCTGTCCTATCTCAACCTCTAAATCTAAATCTTTGTCTAATGTAACTCCTAACCCTTCAGCGACTTCTTGTTCTCTTGCGATCTCTGACACAATATCGTCATAATCGCCACCATTAGTCTGTGCTATGACTTGTGATTTAGTCATATAACCAGCCTGTTCTGCTTCTCTATATGCTCGGATTTCCTTCAACGGATCAACGTAATGTTGTGCCGGTGGAGTCCACCTTGGTTTGCAATACCTCATAGAATTTGAAGAATAATCAGGAAAATCTAACTCACCTGTTAATACTGCAAGTTCTATCCACATCTTAAAAACTCTTAGATGAAAGTTTTTAATCATGTACTTTTGACAGAAGCTCCAATGTTGCCTGTCTTCTAACAAACTAAGTCTTGAACTTGAATAGTTAGTTTCTGAGAAATCTTTACTGATAGTTTCAAAACTACAGCCTATTCCAGTTGCAAAACGTCTAATTTTGTTTTTTACAAACATCTCATACTGCTGAGATGGATAGTCAATATCAGGAACATTAACAGTCTCATTAGGCATCAAATATCTAAATGTACCCGGCTCAAAGTTTTGTATTCTTTGTGCATTTTGTACATCATCACCAATCAACTCACCTTGATCGTTTTGAATAAATCCCATGATACTTGCACCAGCCCTAGCTCGAATTACAGCAGCTTCTTCATATCCTTGTAATTGGTGCATATCATTCATCACACTATGAAACCAAGGCACACCTCTGTTCTGGCCGGGTCGTTCTGGCATGAACAAATGTATAATTTCAGAAGCATTTACAAAGATATGCAAAGACTGTTTGTTTGCATAATCTAAATAATAAGCATCTCCGGGATGTTTCTTTAAAATCGCATATCTTTGCGCCCGACCCCAGCTATCAACTTCAACACCATTTCTCCACTCATTACCTTTGGTGAGTGTCTTACCGTCATATTCTTCATCTAATAAATCACTTTCAATCAGTTGTAATGCAAGAGGTACTTTTGAATCACCAAACTGTTGCTTAACAACCCTAAAGATTGCTTCTCCTGATTCGCATAATGCACCAGCAGCTAACCACTCAAATTCGTGAAAACTATATTTACCAGCACAATCACAACTATCAGCTTGTGACCACTCTGCCCATTTTTCTTCAATTAGGTTGTTAACTCTTTGATCTCTTTTGCCACCCCTTTGTTGTAATACAAGAGATTGAAACTTCATTCCTGTACCAACAATATTTATTTGTGTTGTACGTTTTGCTTGTCTAGCATAAGGATTGTTTCTTACTAATTCTCTTGATCTATCTCTTAGCTTACGCAAACTATTCCTTATTTCGGCATCGGCACTCAACTGGCTACTCATCCAATCGGAAGTAAGCCTAGAAACTAATGCACCTTGATATGCTCTTTTAAGACTTCCTAAAGCATTGGCATTTCTTCCAAAACCAAGAACTCTTTTTACAGCAGTTGCAATGTTAGATCGTATTCCCATTAGTATGCCTCGTTAAAACGTACAAAAGTTGCTCTTGGATTACCAAGACCATTATCAATCAATTCTGCTTGTTTTTCTCTAACAAGTTCTGCTTTGTATCTCGCTTCTAACATGATTAACTCTGATAACTCATATTTCTTAGCATTTCGTGTGCCTATTTTATATTCCTGTATTGCACCACCACTAATAATATTTCTTATAGCTGTTTGTATTGTTTCTAAATCTTTTTCTACCTGAGATCTGCCATCATAATTTAAAGCAGTACCAGAATATTCTAAAGATTTTAAAACCTCAAACGATCCAGTATAAATTGTTTGTTTTTCTGCTCCAGACTTATTAGCAACTGCTTGGTAATACCAATTACCAGCCGTAAATGTTGCAGTGACATTACTAGCTATCTCAAACTTAAAACCATCATTATATGCAGAGCTACTGATTGTAGATCCAACTGGCCCTGTATTTGTTCTTAAATAATAAACAACCGACCAATCTGGACTGCTTATAGAGTTTCCGTAATAATCTTGACTCGCTGGAATGTTCCATTGGATAAAATCCCCTGCTCGAATAGTTTGTGGAATAGCCATTTTTTTTACCAATTAGCGACAAAATTCGACTTTTTAGCCGATTTAGTTTGATTTAAGTCTACCTTAGTCTCCTTTAGAGGCATTTTAGGATTAATTTTTCTTTCAAATTGGTCAAATATAGTTCTTCGATCATATTTTTGCAACAATCTTTGATATGCAGCCCACGCATAGACCATTTCATCTAACGCTTCGTTTCTGGCATTGCTTTTTTTAACCCAGACACGCTCTTGATAACCATTTTTATATTTTAATACTTGTTTTTCTGCTGTTAGCTCTTGAAAATAATCTGGTGTGATTGTTGGATAGAAATGTATATATCCTTGACCTATACTTGCGTCTTTTAACTTGTTACTAAGAGTTGTTTTTATAACATCTACTCCAACAGGAAATAACTGCACTCCTTTCTTTAATGCTTTACCAGTAAAATTAATATCTACCTTTGATGGCTTACCTAAAGCTGGTTTTCCTTTTTGACCGACACCTTTAATACCAATCAAACCAAGATGTGATCTTTCTCTAACGTATTGATAAACTTCATGTGTGTAATGACCACCAGTATCAATAGCAGCACTCTCAATTTTTAACTCTTTATCATTTACATTTTTAAATTTACCAAGCAAAACTTCATCTAACTGTTTCCATACGTCTGCTCTAGCTGGTGAGCCATACAAAACTTGTCGATCTATCAAAAACATTTCTTCTTCTCTACCAATACCAAAAACAGACAAACTTAATCTGTCATCCTGTGTATCAATTCCAGCAGTTAAAAATAATACTTCTTCTGATGGTTTCGCTCTTTCATAAGTTGCTTCTGATGCTCTAATCATCAAAGCATCAGCACCAACTTTTGCTTGATACTCATCTTCCCATGTCTCACCCAAAATAGTGTTTATCCATGTTTTAAGTTGTTCTGGATCATCCTTACTCAATAAAAACTCTTCTACAAGATTAGACCAACTTGCATTAGGTGAATATGAATATGCAGCCCATATATGAAACCCAACGTGTTTAGATTTTCCCGGTGCTGTTGCTTGCCAACGACCACGTTCTACCATCCATCTTTTCTTGTTATGTGGTATTAGGTGATTACAAGATTCGCATTGATAGTGAACAGTATCAGGATCGTCATTTTCCCATTTAAACTGCGCCCATCTTAAATACTGCATATGACCGCACTCAGGACATGGACAGTAGTAACGCTGCTGGTTAGTCTGCAAAAACATTTTTTCTATACGAGAAAAATCTTTTACAGTCGGTGTAGAACCAGATACGATTTTACGATTCCAATAATATTCTGTTCTTCTAATACCTAGCTTTATCTGATCTCCTTCAGTACCAGCCGATGCAGGGTAGCCATCTATCTCATCAAACAAAACTATTCTTCTACTAACTCTTCTAAATCCTCTTGGTGAGTTAGCACCTACCAAAGATAATGTGCCACCCGGAAACTGCTTTTGTAAAAGTGTATTCTGACCATCTTTTGCTTTTGCATCACTTACAAGACCATGTAAACATTTACTGTCACGAAGCATCGGTGCAATCTCTTCTTTTGAATAACCAGTTGCGTCTTCAATAGTTGGTTGCACAACCATAATGGGGCATGGGTCTTGGTGGATGTGATACGCAATTACATGATTTAAAATTTTAGAATATCCAACCCTTGCAGATTTCATTATTGTTATCTGCTCTATATCAGGATTAGTAATTGCATCCATCATTCCCTTTTGATATGGCAATGTTTTCCACCTGCCTCCCTCTGCTGAACTTTCTGCGGAAAGGTATGCGTGTTGATCTGCCCAATCACTAAGACTTAACTTCTTAGGAGGCTTAAAACTATCAAATGCTATTTGCTCTAAA